AACCAGTTAGGTTGTTGTGTGGAATACTATCCTGATTAATAATGCGTCTTACTTTCTCATACCAGTCAGTCCAGTTGCTGCTGGTAAAGGGCATATCAATTGGAGCTGGTGGTAGGATGTTTGCCATTATGTGTTTCTAATATGTAAACCAGTTTGTACCATTACTTGTAATTCGAATAACACCATATGCTGCGGTGCTAGTTAAAGACGTTGCCCCATCAAATGTTTTAGTGCTGCCACCCTCACGCTGAACCGAAAGAATATTACTATCACCTGTGGTTTTCTTAATAATATACTCACGTCCTGCTACACAATCAATGTCTCGCATAGTTAAGGAACGATTACCTCCAGAACAGTCAATTAAATAAATACTTTTGTATAAGCCGCTTGTTTGGTTTGAAGAGCTAACTGTGGCCCCACGCTGAAAACTACCTGTAGTTAGACGAGGTACAGTAATTGCACCAAGACCAATCTGTTCTTCAATAATCCCAAATGTAACCGCAGAGTCATACACAATAGGAGTAAATATACCTAAAAATGTATTACCTAACGCCACAATACGTTCAATGTTAACAGAACTGGCGTCTATGATGCGCCAGTATCGACTGTCGCGGCAAGTGTTGCTAATACAAACAAGTGCCTGTGCTCTATCACAGCGGATGGCAGTGTAACTGTCAAAATTAGGAGAAGAGCCGTGAGTAAAGAAATTACCTTGTACAGTAAAACTATATCCACGATTGTTTGGTCCTGTTTGTATGTTTATGTCAGCATAATCATGTGTGAGGTCGCTAGTAGCTTCTCTATAATTCCCCTCAAAGAAATTGTTAGATACCGTAGCCGAGGACACGTCATATAACCACAGACCATTTTTCCAGCAAATTTGGATAGCATTTGAAGAAATTTCAAGGGCTAGTGTTTCGTCACTTACGTTGCTACCGTTTAGATAAATACCATGTTGTTCTGACCAGTCAATGCGGTTACCGCTGATGCGGCCTGCCACAGCATTGTCCCACTGAATGTGATAGTTCAAAGCATAAATAAGATAGTTTTGATTAATCTCAAAAGCATAACTCTTTTCTGCCTGAATGCTAGTTTGGCATTGCGTGATAAAGCAGTCTTGAATGCTGCACTCACGGATGCAGTTTTCTGCATAAATACCAATGGTTGTAGTGCTAGCCCAGCTACCTTTAGAAAGAGTGCCAGAACGATTACCAATAATACCTAAATGCCGTAATTTAATCTGTGAGTATTCTCTTGAAGAATTACCCATTAACACAGCAATACCTGTATGTGTTGGTTTAATAATTGACGAGCTTTGTGAGGCACCTTCAAATGTAGTGCCTTCCCCTACTTGTAAAGGTGCAGATGTTTTATAAATACCTGCTGGTAAATACACAATACCAGTAACAACATCAACCTTAGTTGCAATAATACTAATTTTACTTTGTGCTACAAAAGTAAGAGCAGCTTGAATAGCAGCAGTATCATCAGCAACACCATCTCCTACCGCGTTATACGGAGGCAGTTTTACGTTTACAATTAATGTTTTGTATGTGTCTGTGTTGACATCATTTAACCAAGAAGAGGCAATTACAGTGCCCGGTACAAAAGTTGTATCTGCCATTTAAATTCCCATCACATTAAGGTCAAGTTCTAAACTAGTCATAAAGAACGGATAATTATCAGTGTATTTAATTCTAAAACTCCTTGAACGAAACCTACCACAATTACTCATAAAAGGACTATTGCTAAATACATTTATATATCTCTCAACAGACTCACTTCCAAAAGCCCAGTCATCATCTGACCAGGATATTGCTGCGAAGCTTGATCCTACGTTATTGTGGGTAGAAGATTCGAGTGAAAGTCTAGATAATACTTTCCAATTAAACGTACCAGCATTGTAGTTCTCTGTTGTATATTGGCAAATAAAAGTAGAATCATAATCACGATAGACATTAACGGCAAGCATAGCAATTGAGCTTTGGTTAGCTGTTACCATATATACAGCACCGTTATATGCTGTCCACACAGCTTCAATTTCTAAACCTAAAGTATTATCTGACCTACGCCACTCATACCATAGTTTTTCTTCAATGTCATAGACCCATGTGGTTCTATTATATGGGATACAATAAAAACTATGTCCATCAATTGAAATAGTATATCCGCTATAGTTTAGTAACAGAGGAGAAAGAGTATTTGCTGTTGCATCTAGTGTCTGTAATGTTCTGTCTACAACTGAAGTAGAAATACGATCAATCTTAAAACTATTTAGCATATATACACTAATGTTTAATGCGGCGTCTTGTCCTACAAAATACAGTGTATCACCAATTTGATTTAAACCTGTTACATACCCAATGTTACGGAAAGGAGAGTCATATCGCGCTAAAGGACTTCCTGTTTCAACAGCAGCATTGTAGAAATATTCAATAGAGTTTTTACCAAAGCAAACAATGTAGTTTTTAGTTTTACCTAAACACAATGTAAAATCCGCACTCATTTCTGTACTTAAAAATGAACCTGCTGTCCAAGCAAAAGGATCATCTACGTCAGAATTATAAATGTCTCCTGTGTTCTTTTTAATTACAAAGATGTAGCCATCAAGTTGAATGGGACATGGTTCATGTGGTGAAGGCAGGTCAGCGTCAACTACCTTAGTACAAGACAAAGCAACAAAGTTGTCAATCCACATATCAGTACCATCACTAATAATTACATACGCTGTATTATCAGATTTTAAGAATGAACAAAAGCCCACTTGTCCACTGCTTGTGCTTAATGTAGCAACTGTGCGTGGTACAACTGAGTTAGGAGGACAAGCATACACTTTGTTGTTTACTGCCCAATAGAAAGTGTTATTAGCACTCTCATAAAAGTAACCACGCATTTTATCTGTGGTTGTATTCTTGTTTAATGGAATCGTTGTAAGAGCTAATCCAGGCCGTTTCTTAAGCACAACCATACGCTCTTTATTTTCCTGGCTAACACGCTCGTAATACATGTTAACAATTTGACAATCGCGCTCTACATCAGGATTACCATTACGATAGGAAGGTAGACCATCAAACTTAATTGTAGCAGATTTGTATGTACTTACTTGTGGTGCATTTGTTCTAGCCATTACCAACGACTTTCTGGTTGAAAATAGTAACTACCGTCATCATCGCCATAAGACAGAGCAGCACCCCAATAGTTTGCAGCCTCCTGTTTAAGCTCTTGTCTATCCTGTGTAGGTACACCATATTCAGGAGCAAGGAGGACAGCTAAGCGATAGATGAGTGCTGTAGTCCAGTAGGAAGGAAAGTCTGGTGTGTTCCCTGAACTAAAGAAACCATCAAACTCTTTCTGATAGACAATGACAATTTCTTTGGTTGACACTGTAGTTGCATCTGAAGTAGGGGGCCATAATGAAATAGAGCCCCCTTGGATGCTAGGTGCAAATGTCCAGTTGACAGGAACACCTTTGTTATTTGTAGGAAGCTGATTAAAGTCGTACAATATTTTATTCTGTAGCTCATACGATGTGCCACCACCAATGTCCCGTAAAATAACCTGCGCAATCTTCATTGCATCAGATACAGCATACACTTGATTAGTAGTAGACAAAGCACGTGTCTCGCTTGTACGCTTCCACAGAGGCATTCCAGCTACGTTCGCAAGAGCAACTACTTCATTTAACACAGAAGCCCCTACAGTGTATTGTGCGACGCTTAAAGTGTTCCCTTCACCAGGAATACCAAACTTAGCAAAAGCTCTTTCAATGATGTTATCCCTGGTTTGTTCCCAGGAAGTATTTCCACTTGTTGCCATGTTTAGTTATCCTTTTAATTGTTTCACTATTGCGTAGCTTGGTGTATTCCTATCAGCAAGAGCACAATCAGCTTCGGCTGCATCAGCATATGCAGCAATGGCATATATGTAACATATGTTACGTTGTAGGTCTGTGGACTCTTCTCTCACGAAAGGAACACTAATTTTATCAGAGCGTACCCGTAAGAACTTTTGTGGATGATCAGCTTCCCAATCTTTGTCACACACCATAAGGTTGTCCCAACGCTTACGGATTTCTGTTGACTTGAATTTAAACGCACATACGTCGCAGTGAACATTCCAAGCACCAGAAATGTAGCTCATATTAGTGCTTAGGTAATGCGCGAATATCTGATTTAATTTCTTCAAACATACCACGAAGCTCACTCTTAAAGTCTTTAAAGTCTTCCTTATGTAGGTAATCTTGTTTAATTTGCTGAATGGCGCGTTTAACCTCAGATACATCATCCTCAACTTTGTCAATTGTGCGCTTCATAAACCAAACCCCTATACTCATTAAACCTACAACAATCCATTTAACAATCTCTGCTTCAGCCATTATTTCATATTAGGCCCCTTAAGGCCCATCCACAATCGCTCACCAAAGATAAAACCAAACGGCACACTAAC